AGTTCAGATGGATTTGCTCGATATGATCCGGTAAGGCGACCGACTCGGAAGGTTCTGAACAGATTTGCTCGATATCGTCGTGAAAGGCGGATCACTCGGAGGGGGTGGAAGTTCGGACGCGGGGGGGCCTGGGAAGTTCGGAGGGGGTGGAAGTTCGGAGGTTGGGGGTGCAAAAAATGGGGGTTATTCACCCCCGTACCGTATTTGCCAGCTTAATTCCTGCAGGTTTTCAAGCAGGCTGGCCAGTACCGCTTCAGCCGTGTCACCCTCGTTGCGCCGCTGGCGCGCAATACGTATGTTGGCGTCCAGCTCTACAGTTATTTGTAAATGTTCCATAATGTGGCACCTAAAAAATGCCCCCCTTGCGGGGGGCGGGTGGGTTAAGCCTTTGCGGTAATGCGCTGGCTGTTTATGTGGTACTTAATGTTGGCCAGCGCGTTGCCCACATTTTGGGGGTTGGCTGCAATGTAGCCCTGCAACATTTGGGCAACAGTGCAAGTGCTACCAACCTTGGGGTTTTTGCCAAAAGCCGCCATGCAACCTTGCCACTGCTGGGCAGTATTGTAAGCGGTGCCACTGCGGCCAGTGTATGCCAAGCCCTTGGCGGTTAAAGCCAACACCGTGGTGTTGGTAATTGCAGTTTTTGTAGCCATAATGTTTTACCTTTGGTTTAGTGGTAGGGCACCATTGCCCCAACCACAAAACCATTGTGCCACAAGCTAGGTTGTGGCACCAATACTTTGTTGCTATAACTCAGCCCATTTATATAACAAAACAGTATTGACCCCCCTATTGCTTTTAAAACAAAAAGATGTATAATCTCTCTCAACCCTTTTCGAGTTTTTGTCTGTCAAATTGACTATGTCTATAGGTGACTAAGGACGTGGCACTGTGCCAACTCTGTACATCGTTACTGGACCTCCAGGCAGTGGGAAGACTACCTACTCCACCCAGCAGGACCTCCCCGTGTTCGACCACGACCTGGAGAATAAGCATGACTGGCAGCAGTGCCCCACAGACTGCATACTGAACACAGCCGCCCCCAGTAGGGAGAATAAGGAGTACTGGAGGGCCAAAGCCATCAGCCATGGGTTTCAACCAGTTGTACTTGTTATGTGGGTGCCTCGCATGGTAGCATTGCAACGAATGCAGCAACGGTCTGGTAGAGTTAAGACCCAGCGCAATAACCTTTCCAAAGGTGTAGAGAGATGGTATCGTGAGTACTCCCCCCACAGAGAAGAACGTAGAGTTCATAGCAGCTGAGGACTACACAGTCCAGGCGGAGCAGAGCCTACAAGTAGAGTACATAACGCCAGATCTACAGCAGACACTGCAAGTATTGTCCACGCCCAGCACTCGGTTGCGGGTGCCGCGCAGTGCGGACCTATCCCGTAAAGAAGTTATCCATGCCTTTACAGACGCCTTTGAGCTTATCGGGGGTGTCCCCCGCTTGGCGCTGTGGGGGCACGATAACCCTACTGAATTCTTTAAGTTGTATGCACGTCTGCTGCCGAGTCAGGCGAGCAGTGCCCTCGGTGAGACCACCGAAATGACCATTAAGCATGTGCTCCCCCGCACAGCACTAGACCAGGAGTAGCAAATGCCATCAAGACGCAGTGACAGAGGGAATGCCTTAAGCGCAGCCCTCCGAGGTACTGATCCACAGGTGGCCTCCACCATGGCTGAAATGACCAGCCCTTACGGTGAGGCCAAGAGTATTCAGCGCATTCTCAATGGTACTAATGACAATTGGGATTATCTAGGGGCCATGCCGGTTATCGGTGCTGCGGGTAAGTTCGCCAAGGGGCGTAAGCTGGCGGAGGCGCTGCGGCGTAACAAGCGCGGACAGAACATGGCAGGTGAGCCCATGCACATAGTACCAGAGACCAGTGAGGCTATGGACAAGGCTATGGAGGGAATGCGGGGCGACTACACCGCCGCAGAGCTGGGGTACAAGGCTCCACCAGCTACTCCGCAACCCACACTCCCTCCAGAGATGGATAATATGAAGAACCTGGTCGACAATATGCCGGAGCCTACACTGGTTAAGGCCAAACCCGTCCTGCTCTCCGTTGACGAGTTGGAGACCCTAGCCCCTCTAATGAGGGACCCCGCCGCTATGCTGCAATATCTAAACAGCGTTACTCCGGAGCAGGCCAAGCGGTACATCGGCCACATTGCCAAAACAGATATGGCGCTGGCCGCTGAGTTAAGTCTTCTTCTGTAATGGAGATAACCTTTGAGTATGAACCTAGGGAACAGTTCACCGACTTCCACCATCGAAGCCAACGATGGGGAAGCTTGGTGTGTCACCGTAGGGCAGGCAAAACCGTCGCCTGTATTAATGAAGTACTCACCCGTGCAACCTACACACAAAAGAAAGATGCAAGGTTCGCCTATATCGCCCCGTTTTACCGCCAAGCTAAAGACGTGGCTTGGCAATATCTTAAGTCTTTTGGCGAAGGAACCATCATCAAGATTCGTGAGAGTGAGCTTCGTGTTGAGCTGTTTAACGGCGCTTGGATTACTCTGTACGGAGCTGATAACCCAGATGCGCTTCGGGGATTATATTTGGATGGCGTTGTTCTGGACGAATACGGCGATTGTCGCCCTAGTCTATGGGGAACGGTAGTACTCCCCACACTGGCGGATCGTAAGGGGTGGGCCGTGTTCATCGGCACCCCCAAGGGCAAGAACCACTTTTACGAGGTCCACACCCGAGCCTGTAAAGAAGACAACTGGTTTAACATGACCCTCAAGGCCAGCGAGAGTGGTATTATAGACCAATCTGAGCTTGCTGAGATGCGCGCCCAAATGTCCCCCGAAGAGTACCAACAGGAGATGGAGTGTGACTTTGAAGCTGCCGTCAAGGGAACCTACTTTGCTGATATTATCCAGCAAATGGAGCAGTCTGGTAAGATTTCCCCAGAGAGGCCCTTGTGGGATCCTACTGAGCAAGTGCATTGCTCCACGGACCTAGGCTACACTGACAGCACAGCTATATGGTTCTGGCAGGACACCATACACGGCCCCAACATCATCGACTACTACGAGAACCAAGGGGTCAAGCTGCAAAACTACATAGACATGTGGAAGTCCAAACCTTATGAGTATGGCACCATCTGGCTGCCGCACGACGCCAAGGCCAAAACTCTACAAACTGGTCGCAGCACAGTGGAGCAGGTGTTGGGGAGTGGGTTGCCATGTAACATCGTCCCTAAGCTCAGTCGGCAGCATGGTATAGACGCGGCACGTCTTATGCTGCCCCGCTGTACAATCAACAAAACTATGTGTTATGATGGCATCGAAGCTCTACGGGCCTATAGACGTAACTTTAACGAGCTTACCCGCTCTTTTAGTGACAGCCCAGTACACGATTGGTCAAGTAATGGTAGTGATAGCTTTAGGTACTTGAGTTTAGTGTGTCAAAAAGGGGTTACGGATGTGGTGGTTGGCCAAGCGCAGCCGTTGATAAAGCCCCCGGAGTACACACTAGACAAATTATTCGCCGATAGGGAACGCCCAAGCAGGGCTCTCGGCAAGTTGAGGATTTAACAGATGGAAAACAACTCCACCGGCTCAATCGAGAGCAGAAAAGACTTTACCGACACCCCTAGCGGCCAGTACATCTACTGGAAAAAGGAGCTGGACAGCAGCCAAAAGCGTTTAAAGACGTGGCGTAAACAGGGGGCAAAGGTCGTTAAGCGGTTCCAAGGTGGGGCAGACAGCCTAGTTCCCAGTACAGACGACGACCGTCGCAGTGGCCCTTTCCGGCTAAACCTGTTCCATAGCAACACTATAACCTTACAGTCTCTTTTGTACGGCAAACTCCCCACAGTAGATGTGAGCCGGCGTCATGCGGACCCAAAGGATGATGTGGGCCGTGTTGCTGCGGAGATTATGGGGCGCATACTCACCAACGATATTGAAAACAATGGTGAAGAATACGACAGCATTCTAAAAGCAGTGCTACAAGATCGCTTACTGCCAGGACTCGGCTGTGCCAGAGTGCGTTACGAGTTTGAAGAGGGAAATGAGGAGGCCTACGCACATGACGACCCTGCCCCGCCAGACCCTTCCGCCACTATTGAGGATTACGGCTCCCTAAAAGAGGATGCCCCCACTGACTACTACCACTGGAGGGACGTTTTGTGGGGTTGGGGCCGTACATTCAGCAGTTTGCCGTGGATTGCGTTCCGCAGTAACCTGAAAAAGGACGAAATTGCCAAGCGGTTCGGTGAGGAAGCTGCCGATCAGGTAGAATATACCCACCAAGCCATAAATGACGAGAAAGGCGAGACCTCCAGCGACCCACAACTAGATGGCCCATGGCTCGTAGCCGAAGTTTGGGAGATTTGGGACAAAACCAAGAGGGAAGTAGTGTGGGTATGCCCAGGATACGACAAAGTGCTGGGCACCAAGCCGGATTTCCTTAAGTTGAGCGGGTTTTTCCCTTGCCCTCCCTTCCTTTTGGCTAACCAGACCACTACAATCTACCAGCCTGTCAGTGACTTCTACATTGCACAGGACTTATACAACGAAATTGACATATTAGAGACCCGTATTTCAATTATCACCGAGGCGGTCAAGGTTGTGGGCCTGTACGACGCTGCAAACGAAGATATTGCCCGTATGTTTAAAGAAGGTACGGATAATGACCTTATACCTGTCCAAAACTGGGCTATTTTCGCTGAAAAGGGCGGGATGGATGGGGCCATCAGTTGGTTCCCCATAAAAGAGGTTGTGCAGTCTCTAACGGAGCTTATGCGCCTACGTGACGATAATATTCAGCTTTTGCAGCAGATTACCGGCATGGCAGACATTATGCGCGGCCAAGTCAACCCTTATGAGGGTGTAGGTCAGTCAGAGATGAAGGCTGACTTTGGTAGTGTTCGGGTAAGGGCCCTGCAGGAGGAGTTTGCCCGCTTTGCCAGTGACTTGCTCCAGCTTAAGGCTGAGGTCATCTGTAAGCACTTTGACCCAGCTACTATATCCACGCTTTCCAATGCTAGTGAGCTCAATGAATACAAGCCGGAGTTGATTGGCGAGGCTATCATGCTTATTAAAGACCCTGATAACTTTAGGGTCAAGGTAGTTGTTAAGTCAGAAAGTATGGCCATGGTGGACTACCAGCGACTCAAGGCAGAGCGCACGGAGTATATCACGGCGCTGGCTACCTTTATGCAGTCTGCCTCACCCCTTATGGAGCAAGATCCTGGCACCACCCCCTATCTGTTGGAGCTGTTGCAGTGGGGTCTTGCAGGCTTCCAAGGTGCTGACAGCATTGAGGGAGTACTTGACCAAGCCATCGACGCCAGTAAGAAGGCTCAGGAACAGCAGAAAGACAAGCCAGACCCAGAGCAGCAGCGTATGGAGCAGGCCATGCAGGCTGAGCAGCAGAAGTTCCAGAATGATATGCAGATGGAGCAGGCCAAGCACCAGAACAATATGGCGGAAATACAGGCCAAGGCCGAAGCTGACGAAATGCGCAACGCTGCTGACGTGCAGGGGGACATCGCTAAGATGCGGGCCGACTTAGAGGCAGACGTAGCACAGATTAGAGCTAAGATGGAAGCCGACATTATGACGGAGTTCCAGACCAGTGCAATCAACGCCCAGCAAGCGCAGCAGCAAACCCTCGGTGAGATGCAGAAGGAAATACAGAAGGTCTCACTGGAGATACAGAAGATGG